AAAGCGATGAAGCGCTTGGGCGGTGAAGTCACGGTTCAGACCGTTTCTGGCGGCACCTACGACACGGCGACAGGGCAGATCAGCGAAAGCATCAGCAGCAATGAGATTAGAGGCGTGTTGCAGGGCGTTTCAGCTAGAGAAGTGAATGAGCTGATCCAATCCGGTGATAAGCGGCTGATCATTGCGGCGGCTGATGCTGCGGCGGTACCGACGACTCAGGACCGCGTTTTAATTTCTGGTGTTTCGCATGAAGTAATAAAGTTTGACACCATCGAGCAAGACAATGAGCCAATCACTTATGAGCTAATTTTGAGGGCATAGCAATGGCACGGCAAATTGACTTAGGCGACATCTCGAAGCTTGCAGAAGATGAGCTTGAGGAGCTGGTCATCTTTGCGGCGAAGGTTTGGGAAGGACAGATAAAAGAAAAGACGCCGGTTGACACCGGAGATCTTCGCGGAAGGTGGCGTCAAGTGAAGGTCAGCAAAACACGAATCGAAATTCAAAATAATTTGCCTTATGCCGAGCCAGTGGTCTACGGGAACAATCTTCCGCCATCGTGGCAAGGCGTTTACCGGACCAGGCAAAACCCGCCGACGGTCCCCGGCTATCCAGATATCTTGGGGAAGGAGATCGCTGCATTTCAGATCCCCGCCAGAATTGAGCTCATACGCCGTAGGAATCGCTGATGGCTGCCGTCGATCTCAACACCGTTCGATCGATCATTGAGGGCCGGCTTGCGACTGAGCTGGCGCTTTCCCCGGCGATCCCTGTGGTGTTTCACAACATGCCGGACAAGCCTACGGCTAGATCATCCTGGGTTCAATGCCTTGTTCAATTTGGCGGGAACCAATATCTGAGCCAGGGCCTGACAGCAAGGGGCAGCACAAAAGTCATAGGCGTGTTGCTATGCAACATCTTCACCCCTAAAGGCGTTGGGCCTGGCGCTAATTACGTGATTGGGAAACGTATTCGAGATCTCTACAATAGGGCCATAGTTTCTGGCGTCTTCTTTGACGCTGCTGACGGCCCTGCAGTTGTGGATTCCCCTCAACCGGAACCGTTTTTTCAAACAAGGGTTTCCGTGACCTTTGAATTTATCGAGGATCTTTGACCAATGGCAACAATCAGAGGTGAGCAGGGCGCCGTCCAATTCGACGCTGCAGGCAGCTCTAATGCAACCATCGTCGGCACCCGCAGCTGGTCGCTCAGCATCACGAAAGAAACTCTAGACACGACGAAGCACGGCGACACCTTCCGGGGCTACATCGGCAGCTTGATCTCAGGGTCTGGGACTGTTGAGCTGGTCTACGACCCAGACGCGACAGGCCAAGCCGGATTTATTGAAGACGTTTTGACCGCGCAGGATGCAACAGACGCAACGTTTGAGCTGTTCACTACTGGCACAACTCCAGGCTCTGATTCAGTGAGCTTTGCTGGCATCATTACAGACGCTGAGATCGGGTCAGCTGTTGGTGATTTGGTAACCGTCAGTTGCAACTTCGTGACGAGCGGGACTATTACCGGCAACCTCGAATAAGCTAGGCTTCTATTAAAGAAAGCCTATTCATGTCAAGAAATCGCCCTGTTGATTTGCTGGTTGGGGAATTTGACCTTAACCAGCGGCGAAAATTTGACGTAAAGAATGCAGACGGCAAGGTTGTGATCAGTTTGTATTTCAAGCCGATCACAAGGGCAGACCGCAAGAAATCCCAGCAACTAGCTGGCACTGATGAAGCGTTGGACCTGAGCACTCAGATGCTCTGCCAAATAGCAGAGCTTGAGGACGGCTCGAAGGCATTTGCACCGGCTGATGCACCAAAGCTGCAGCGGCAGTTGCCTGAAAGCGTGCTGAATGATCTGGAGCTGTTCCTGTTTGGTATTGGCGAAGAGGCCAGCCTTGAAGACGCAAAAAACGACTGAAGCAGGATGGGTGGCTCTTCTTTGAGTTTCACCTGGCCTGCGAGCTAGGCATGACCGTTAGCAGACTGCGAACAGAGCTGACCGATGCTGAGATGGTGCATTTTGCCGCGTATTACGAGTTGAAGGCAGAGAAGGAGCAGGCGGCAATGGACCGCGCAAAAAGAGGGGGCCGGTAGAATAGGGTCATGGCTGAGTCGATCGTCAAGTTAATTGTTGATGCTACGCAGGGCATCCGATCGCTTGGGCGGTTCAAGAAAGCAACGGATGAAGCAGCTAAAAAGACAGACCTGCTGAAAAAAGCAGTCAGATTGCAAAAAGCCGCGACAGAAGCGGCGACCACAAAGCTGGCTCAGTTTGGTGATATTGCCAAATCTGCTTTTGATAAGGCATCGAAAGCAGCGCAGAAATACCAGTCAGCGCTCGGGGGGATCAAAGGCGCAATCGTCTCGCTTGGCGTTGCAGCGCTCACAAAGCGGATGATTGGGCAAGCTGCAAGTTTCCAGCAAACGCAAATACGGCTGAAGGCTCTATCGACTGAATATGGCGAATTTGGCAAGATCCAACAGCTAGTAAAAGATAACGCCAAGACGTTTAATCTCTCGCAGGCCGAAGCGGCAAGCCAGTTTTCAGATGTTTACGCAAGGCTGAGGCCACTAGGCAAGACCCTTGAAGAGGTCCAAACGGTATACAAAGGCTTTAACGCTACGGCGATTGCAAGCGGCACCAGCGCGGCTGCAGCGAGCGGGGCGTTTCTTCAGTTAAGTCAAGCGCTTGGCAGCGGCAGACTCCAAGGCGATGAATTTAGGTCAATCGCTGAGCAAGTGCCAGGCATTTTGAAGCTGGTTTCTGATGAGATGGGAGTTGCTGTCAGCGAGCTTAAGAAACTTGGAAGTGAAGGCAAAATCACTTCTGACATTCTGATCAACGCCTTGGCGAAAGGATTTGAGGAGAACAAGGATAAGATTCAGCAGATTTTGGCCGAATCACCAGCGGCAAAATTCAAAGAGTTCAGTAATGCAACCAGCGAACTAAGCAATGCAATCGGGACTGAGTTGCTCCCAGCCGTAACCCCAGCCGTTCAGGAGCTGACCAAGCTGCTCAAGACTGCTGGCGGATTGCCAAAACCGTTGTTAGCCGTTGCCGCTGCGATTGCAGGCATAGGCAGCGCAGCATTAATCGCAGCTCCTGGGGTTGTTGCTTTAGGCAAAGCGATTGCTTTCATAAGTGGCGCCGGGCTTTTGGCTGCAGCTCCGTGGCTGGCGCTTGCCGCGGGTATCGGGGCTGTCGTTGTTGCATTGGGCCGTTATCAATCCAAATCATCACAAATTGCTGGGGCTGCGCGTACTGGTGGCGTCAAGGAAGTCGTTGCAGCGCGACAAGAGCTAAGCAAATTGGCTGGTGATACAAGTCTTTTGAGGCTTGAAAGAGACGAAGCGACAGGCAGAAAACGCGCAAACTTAACAAAACAAATTGTAAGGAACCAAAAGCGCATCAATGAATTGAAGGCGGCAATTGCAGCGAATCCTGCTGATATTGCTCAAGCAGAAGCCGCGAGCGTAACAGCACAGAACCAGGCTCAGATTGGCGATGTTGTGGGTGGTGGTAGCAGCAGCACAGGCCGCACAGGCCCAGACCCTGTGGAAGAGGCTAGAAAGCTGGCGCAGCTTTCAAGGGATAGAGTTCAAGCTTTTGAGAATCAAGCGTTACTCGCGAGTGCAGTGAATGAAACTGAAAGAAAGAATTTTCAGCTAAATATTGACATCGCAGAACTGCAAAAGAATGCGAAAGGTTTTGCTCAAGAGGATGTCGATGCACAAATCGCGGCAAGAATTGCGCTGGAAAACAAGCGGAACGAGGCAGAAGCCTACAAGAAAACAATTGCAGAAACTGCGAAAGAAGAAGCCGATTCTTTGGCCAGATTCTTAAGTGATTTTGATGCAGCATTCCAAGAGCTCGACGCAAAAGCAAAAGCCCAAGCCGACAAGATGGATGCGCTTTACGCTTCGATCGGTCAGACGATCTCAACGAGCATTGTTGACAGCTTGACTGCTGCTGTCGATGGCACCAAGCGGTTGTCAGACGTTGCTTCAGACACGCTGAGGAGCTTGGCAAGTATCTTGCTGAAATTTGGCGTTAATAGTCTGTTGGGGCAGCTTGGCAGCGGTGGCGGATTCCTTGGGGAGCTGTTTGGCGGGGGCAGGGCCAAAGGCGGCACCGTAATGGGCGGAAATTCTTACATGGTCGGCGAGCGGGGGCCTGAACTCTTCACTCCTGGTCGCAGTGGCAGCATTGTGCCAAACAGCAGCATGGGCGGCGGCGCCAATGTGGTGGTGAATGTTGACGCATCAGGAACTAAGGCTGAAGGCGACGGACGCCAGGCAAACCAGCTCGGCGCAGCGCTAGGCGCTGCAGTTCAGGCAGAATTGATCAAGCAGAAACGACCCGGAGGGCTCCTAGCTGCATAAATGGCAAACTTCCCAGCGATCACGCCAACCTATGACCTATCAAAAAACTCTGCTCCTAAGGTGCGGGTTGCTCAATTTGGCAGCGGCTACAGCCAACGAACGGTCTACGGCATTAATCAAAACCCAAAGTCATATTTTTTCACTTGGAACGTCTCAGAAGCCGATGCTGACACGATCGAGGCATTTCTAGACGCAAGGGGAGGGCAAGAAAGCTTTACGTTCACACCCCCCGGTGAATCAGCTGCAGCTCAATTTATCTGTAAAGAATGGCGCAAGGATATTCCTTATTTGAATAGAGCAACAATTCAGGCATCATTTGAACAGGTATTTGAGGCATGACAACACCGCAATCAATACAGGAGCAGCTGCAATCTCTTGAGCCGTCTGCCATCATTGAGCTATTCCAGCTGCAGTTGACAGCTGCAGTCAATGGCATCGATACGACTTTTTTCTATCACGCCGGAACGAATGAGCTTTTAGCTGATGTGGTCTTCGACGGCCTGACTTATCAAGCTGTCCCCGTAGAGGTTGAAGGCTTTGATGTGACGAGCAAAGGCGCAATCCCTCGACCCAGCTTCAGGATCGCAAACGCCAACAGCTCTATTTCAGCACTATTGGCGCTTTACAACCCGTTGCAAGCGAAGGTTACAAGGATCAGAACATGCAAGAAATTCCTTGATGCTGTCAATTTTTCAGCAGGTAATGCAACGGCAGACCCTAGCGCAAAGTTTGAAGATGAAATCTGGTATATCGATCGAGTAGCAAGCGAAAACCCTGAGCTAGTTGAATTTGAGCTGACAAGTAAGCTAGACCTGACAAATCTTGGGCTACCTCGGCGGCAAGTTGTTGAACATTGCCAATGGAAATATCGAGGCGTCGAATGTGGCTATACAGAAAAAAGATACTTTGACTTAAACAACAACTCTACGGATGAGGCAAATGATCAATGCGCGAAGAAGTATGAAAGCTGTGCATTACGCTTCCCAAGCGGCTTGTTGCCATTTGGCGGATTCCCTGCCGCCAGATTGCAAACATGACTTCGAGACTTACGCTGCAATCCTGGCCCCGTTAGAGGCTTGTGGTGTGGTTTGTAGCGGCAAGTTTTGGCCGTGCCGAAATATCGCTGATGACCCTGAGCGAGACTTTGTAATGGACCCTAGAGACTTTGCGGTAG